CTATTAATGTTTACAATATTATTGAAAGCTGATACAAGAGGAGATCTTAATGGAGTATCTTTTTTCATGATATTATCCGTCTACAATATTATAAACTATTTTGGAATATAATGTAAGGAAATTATCATTATTGGATGATGATAAGAATGGCACACTTACACCACCTTTATTCATAATCGGAGGTGGTATAGCTTTGTCGCCCACTTTAGTAGATTGATTTTGTGGACTAGACATATTCATTGGAGCAACAGTAATTTGAGGTGTTTGCTGAACTGGAGGTCTTGAAACGGATTGAGCAACTTGTTGTTGTGTTGCAGCTGGAGTTGGTGCAGGTTCAACTTTAGATGTTGTTAATTGAGTTGGAGAAACACCGGGTTTTCCTGGAGCTCCTTTTTCTCCAGGTTTTCCATCAACTCCTGGTTTTCCTTGTTTTGCAGTTCCTCCATATGTAGCTAAAACCTGTTGACCAAATCTAATTCTATTTGCATCCATGGCTTCAGATTCGCCTGGTCTGAAGAATCCTTTCCTCATCAAAACTGCAGATTGTTCAACTGTTTTAGCTTCTGCTAAAAATCTTTTTTTGGACAAACCTCCACTTCCTGTAACCATTTCATGTTCAAAATATTGAAGTTGTGCTTCTAAAGTATTAGGATCTAATCCTCTTTCTTTGGAGAATTTAACAAGTGCTGGGTATCTTATCTTTGGATCCCATTGAGCAATTCCTTTATGACCAATAGCATTAGCAACATTTGGATCTAATGCACGATTTTCTTGCATTAGATTTCCAACAATTCCTGCAGCCTGTTCTTTACTATATCCTTGACTTATAAAATAATTAAATGATTTTTCTGCGTTTGCAGATCCAGAAAAATCTGCAGGAGCTCCTGGAGCTCCTGGAGTTCCTGGAGCTCCTTTTTCACCTTCTTTCGTTGGAGCTGGAGATGCTCCACCCGAAGCAGTTGTGGGTCTAGGTTTTTTAGTATTAAATGCATTTATTGCTGTAGAAAATCTATCTAAAATACTATTAAATCTATCCAATAAAGAAGTTGGTATTGTACCTTCTGACATTGGAGCGGCTTGCACATCTCCACCAATATCCATCATTCCACTCACAACCTGAGTACCTAATCCGCCAGCTAAAGCAGCACCACCCAACACCATACCAGGCCTGCGTCTTATCATTCTACCAATTCCACTCAGAGGGCCTCTTCTGAGACTTCCGCCAGGAATATCAAGATCTAAATTTATTCCAGCACCACCACCAGTTGCTGCAGGTAAATTGGAAAGTTGTTTGACTATTTTTATAATAGTTTGACGAATTAATTTTGCAATATTGAAAGTTTCAGTAAATACATTTTGTAAAGATTTTAGGTTATCACCAAGAGTTCTTATATTTTTTCTGTTTCCTAAGAATTGAATATAACCAAGAGCTTCTTTGTATAAATTTAAGAAATTTTGTAAGATTGAACTTGGTTTAGCTGCATCAATCTTACCCAATCGGTCTTTATAGTCTTGTTCTAATCCACCTATACTTTTATTAACTATCTGAGTTACATTTTGATTTATTGATTGTACTCTATTCTCTACATTGTTTAGAATACTTGTCGATAATGTTTGAATAATTCCTTGAAGATCTGGTGGTCTTGCAGCAACTCCAGCAGCACCTCTTTGAAATCCTACAATTTTATTTGCGGCACTGGCAACAACTCCTTCGCCAAGAGGAGATCCACCAGTTATAAAATTTTGTGCAGCTTCAGCCGTCGTGGATCTTTCTCTTGCAATAGTAGATGGATTAAGTGGGGAACTAATTGCCACGGTTTGCTGCCTGTTGTGCCTTTAGGTTTTCTTCTTCTATATGAATCTTCAACAGGGTGAGATAAATGTCTCTTTCCCAAGGCATCATGTTTTCGATCTCAGTCAAAGAGTATTTATGGAACTGCATGAGAGCGAAGTTAATACGGAAATATGACTCAAGATCAATATGAGCCATAATTAGCCGAAAAAACTTGTAAGACCCTCCAGAGTTACTTCGTTCTCAACTTTGGTATTTGGGTTTACGACCGTAAAAGTGTGAGACAGTTTGGGCATTGTCTCAAAGAATTTTTCAATCTTTTTAAATTGATCAGCATTCATACTTTCAATAAACTCAATCAATTCCTTCTTAGTTACATCTGCAGCAGCCCAAGCTTCCTCTTCGGTAAAAATTGATTCAATACAAGAAGAAATAATATCAAATGACTTTTCAATAGTTGATACAGATTCTTGAGTCGTAAAATCAAAATTGTTCTTGATAAATTGATCCAAAGATGGATACTTCATTTTAATTACAATGTGATCATCAACTCTAATTTCTGTCGTGTGATCTGGATCTTTTTGTACCTTAACTTCATCTACATAAACTTTTACGGGAACTTCCGTAGTTCCGTCATCGGAACAAGTTACTACAAGATCAATAGCTTCACCTACTGATTTTCCACGAACATTTAGGAAAATATATTCAATATCAAAAGAAGGCAATTCTTCTACTTTAATTCCTTTTGTGAGAATGCAATCTTTTAGAACAGATTTAATAGCAAGAGTGATTTGTTTTACATCTTGACTTTCTAAAGCTAAAATTAAAACTTTCTCTTCTTTAACTAAAAATGGTCTGTACTTTATTGTTTTTCCTGTAGATGGTAACTCAAGTTCATAAGTTGGAGTCGCAATTTTTGGTAATGGCATATCAATTATGTAATCAGTTAAATTTATTTAGAACGGTTTAAATTCGGGAGAAACATCAATTCCTGAGTTAACTCCAAATGTTGGATTTGCAAAAGCAGTATTTGTATTATTTCCCGTCCAAGAAACGGTAGGAGTTGCAAGAGAAATTGTTTGACCATCTTCACTTACAGGTTCATTTATATATTGATTTGAACCTGTGCCAAAATGATTTAATATTACATATCGATCATAGTTAAAACTTACGGTTGTTTTTGTAATCGTACTACCTTCATAAGTTACAGGTAATGCAGTCAAATTTGTGGGAAATGCATTAATAAATTTATAGGTCAACATAGAAGGAGTTCTTGTTACATCTCTGGTATTTGGATTCACAAATACATCTCTTTCAAATTTTGTAATCGCTATATCTCTTTTATATGTGTTTGGATATCTAAATCTAAAAAATTGATCCTCTCCGAATTGGCCAACACCACCTCTAGGATTTGCTCTTCCTAATCTACCCTTAGTATTGTATAAAGGATTAATAAAATTCATCCATTCTTCAAATAGACGAATAATTCCATATTCTGCATCCACATAAAATGTCATAGTAATTTCTGGAAAATCTCTTCTGACAGGAAATCTTTCTACAATACCTTGTCTACTTCCAGTTTCTTCTGCCATTGATAAAGACACTCCTGGAAGAGCGGTTTCATTACACATGAATTCATAACGAAGTCCACTCAAATATGATCCACTATTTGGTAAAAGTCCTCCCAAAACTCCTGAAGTAATTAACCAAGCATTTATATCTGAGTCGGCATTTTTATCAGGATAAGTATCTCCAAGAAATAGACTAACTTTAAATTGACTTGTAACAGATAACTCACCAAATAATTCTCTTACACTAGGAAGAGCAGACCGATCATCATTTGTATTTCTAGGCAGAGTCATCCTTGCATAGATTGGATCTACTCTATATTGATTTGCAGGATAATCAGGCCTAAATGGTTCAGCCATCTATAAATATTTTTTAAGGTCTATAGTATGTATATGAGCTATAAGGGAAAATACAGTCCAGAAAACCCCAAAAAATACAGAGGCGATCCCACAAATATCGTTTATCGTTCTTTGTGGGAGAGAAAATTTATGAGGTATTGTGATCTAAATGAGAATGTAAACCAGTGGCAGTCAGAAGAATTCTGGATTCCTTATAAAAATCCTTTAGACAATAAAGTTCATAGATACTTTCCAGATTTCTTTGTGAAGTATAAGGATAAGAACGGAAATACACGAACTGTTGTTATAGAAATCAAACCCAAAAAAGAAGTAGAGATGCCAGAACAAAATCCTAAAAGACGAACAAAGGCATGGGCATATAAAGTACAAACTTGGGTTAAGAATCAAGCAAAGTGGAAAGCAGCAAGAGAATATTGTGCAGATCGTAATTATGAATTCCGAATCATGACTGAGGAGGACTTAGGAATATGACTTGGAGAGATGAACCTTATATTGATGGTAAAGGTTTTGGATATGATCTTCTAAAACAAGCAGGAAGGAAAAACAAAAGTGGAGATTGGTTCTCAGGTCAACTCAGACAATACTTAGGAGAACTTGATCAATTTGATATTAATCTTCAAGATACTGGGGGAATTGAAGTTGGAAGAATGTATTTCTTCATTTATGGTGCAAATACTCCCAAATTATCATTTTTTGATAGACAACCACTCGCGTATATTACAGAAGTTAATTATAATCAAAATTATTTCATAGGAATTAATCTTCATTATGTTGGAAGACAATATCGTGAAGGAATCGCAAAAGGCCTAATAAATAGTGGCAGTACCGTAGGTGTACCTCGTAATACTATTCATCGTTACTTTTTTTCTGGAGTTGGTGGAGGATTTTTAAGAGTTCCCGAAAAAGATTGGCCCTCCGTTGCATTATTACCAACTGAGAAATTTGTTGATATGAGAGGTCAACCCTTTCCCAACCATAAGGCCTGGAGTAAACCCTAAGTGTCATATTCAAACATTAAAACACCATTAACTACAAAAAATGGAGTAGCGTATAATTTACAATACGATCCAAACACTGGTGGTGCTCAAATCATTCAACAAAATGCACCTCCAGGAACAAAACCCATTTATCAAGATGGAAGATGGAATTCTTCAGCATCACAGTTAGGATTTAGTAGTGGTGAGCAAACTCAACTTCATCAACAAACAATCGCATCGGTTCAAGCAGCTTATAATAGTATTGGTGGAGTAAATTCTGGAGCAAAATTAGGACAATGGGCTTCCCAAAACTTTACGACAGGCCAACCAGGACAAACATCAGTCACCCCTCAACAAGCTGTATCTGGAACTTCTGGAAGAACTGCTGCAAATGGAATTGAGAATACTGCAGCATTTCTATTAAACACTGAGGAATTTTATAAAAATCTAGCAGTAAATGGAAATAATTTTGGTGTAGGTAATGAAAGAGAGGTATTTGGTGGAACAATGAAATATCCTCTGGATTTGATGACAAATCAACAAGATACTTTTGTTATTTCCCAATTTCGTTATATACCAACAAAAGCATCAGCAATATTTGGAGGAACAGCAGGTGCAGTTTCAACTTTATTAAATGGACTTCAACAAGGTTCTCCTATAGGCCCTTTAGAATCCACTCTCGGAACTGTATTCTTACCTATGCCTAATAGTATTTCTGATAATAACAGCGTTGTATGGGGTGATGATGCAATGGGTAATCTTTCTGCCGCACTTGCTGCACAGACATCAGATAAAATAGCAAAAGGAGGAGCACAGGCCTTAGCTGGGGCTGCTGCTGGTATGCTTCTTCCTGGAGCTGAAAATCTAGCAGGAAAAGCTATGTT